TCCGAGGAACGGGTCGGCCATCTACTCGCCGTACAGGTCGATCAATTCCTGCTTGGTCGAGCCCTCGGCCCCCTCGGGGTCGGCACCCTGAGAGACCGCGAAGGCCACCCAGTCGGCCTTGAGCGCCGTCTGCGCGGGTGGGCCGTCGCCGGGCGCCGCCGTCTCGCCGAGATCATCGACCAGTCCCGTCTCGACCAGGTGCTGCTTCTGGTCGTCGTCAAGCCAGTCGATGACCGCATCCTGATAGCGCTCATGCACCTTGCCCTCCTTGTCCCGAGCCAGGACAAGGGGGGCGGTGACGAGGTAACTCATGCGTTCACGTTGTTGATCAGCCAGCCGGCGGCCGGCTCCAGCACCACAGGCACGGTGATACGGCGGGCGCGAATCCGCCAGCCGTCGGTCTCCTCGTCGCGAATCGACTTGACCTGCAAGCCCTTCTCGTCCTGCACGTAGCCCGGATCGTTGGCCACCTCATCGGTGAAGCCGCCGAACACCCTGGTGTCGAGCATCAGGGCCTTGCCTGTGGCCGGCGCGTTCGGACTGGTCATGAACAGGAACCCGCCGATCTGCTTGAACAGCAGACTGTTGAGCCCCTGGACTACCGGAGTCTGCTGTACGCCTGGGTATTCACGAGGCAGTAGCTTCATGAGGTCGTCGTTGGACACGACGTTGGCGAACACATCCGGCTCAAGGAAGACAGCGTCGGGTACGTAGCCCTGCTTGAGCTTGATGATGCTCGTCGCCGCACGCATCAGGTCGCGCAGGATCTTCGCCGTGCCATCACTAGCCTTCCATGATGCGATGGCGTCGGTGTTCTGTGTGACCGCCGAGACGACCGCAGACAAGCCGATCGAGTCGATCGTCGAGATGTGCGTGTTCAGCAACTTGCGGAACGAGCGGCCCACCACCGGGAATCGGAAGCGGCGGATCGCCGTGTCGGTGATCAGCACGTCGTTGCCCCAGTTGACCACGTTGGCGGTCGACGCTGGGCCGGTGCCGATCGGGGTGATGGGGTACTCACCGCCGGGCGGCACGGCCTTGGGCGCGCGGTCGGCGTAGATCGACTCCGTCTGCTCGTAGCCGATCGAACCCGACTCCGTATAGAACTGGGAGGTGAGCAGCTTGTCGGCGACGAACTGCTCATTGGCGATGTCGCGCAGTGCGCGCAACACCCAGGGGGTGTCCTTGAGGAAGCGGTTGACGGAGAGGACGTCACCAGAAAGTGTCGGCGCTCCCGGAGGGAATTGAGGCATGAGTTATCTGCTTTCTTGTTGGTTGGGGCTGCTCAGCTGCGCAGGAGGACGGTGACGAGGTTGCTGGCCGCGGTGTTCAGCGCGACACCGATAACCTGGACTGCGTTCGCCGCACTCGGCGTGCCTTGATCTGCCACCGCACCAGCAGCGGCCCCAATCACGGTGGCACCAGCGGTGATAGCTCCTGATGCCGCCAGAATGTGAACACCTTCGGTGTAGACCATCACCTGAGCGCCACTCGCGGCGTCAGTTGCCGCGACGCCGACCCATGCGCCGGTGCCCGCCGAGGTGGGCGCCACGGTGTTGACGCCAGAGACGGCGAGCAGCTGCCCCTTGGTGACCGCCGCGCTGGTAGTGCACGGCAGCCGATCGGCTGGGAAGTAGACGGGTGCGTAATCCGACATGATTAGGCGTCCTTTCCGTAGGTGTGGCCCGTGATCTGGGCGAAGGCATACGCCTTGTCGGCGTCGAACGCCGCGTCCTCCTTGTCGATGCCGTGGCCGAGCTCGTCGACCGCCAGCGCCTTGTTCTCGGGAAGTGTCGCGATCAGCGCAGCGGTGTTGTCGCGGTTCTCGGCCAACGACTTACGCCACGTGTCCACGCTGGCCGGGGTGATGCGGCCCGAGTTCAACGCGTCACGAATCGTCGCGTCGTCCTGGTCGCGCACCTGTTGTGCGCGAGCCTCGGCACCATCGCGTGCCTGGGCGAGCAGCTGATCGTGCGCGCCCTTGTCCAGTACGGTGAGCCCGTACTTGGCTGCCACTGCGGCAACCTGATCGGGCGTCGGCTCCATGGGGGCGGTATCGCCCTCGGGCGCCTTCTCAGCTAGTGCGGCGTCGAGCGCCGCGTCGATTGCGGCTTCGTCGGCGTCGGCGTCAAGGCCGAGCTTCTGGAGCGCGCTTTCACTCAGGGTTCCCATATTGGGCTCCTTTTCTTTCTCGGCCTCCACGGTCGGAGGGGTCTGGTTGTGCGCCTGGGGAATACGCGGCGCTGGCGCATCAGAGCGCCCGGCATGGTTGAACACCGACAGGTTGAAGCGGTTCTTCGCGGCCGCCTTGGCGTCACGCTTAGGTGCCTTGAGCACCGAGTCGGCTATGCCCGCCGAGACGGCTTCCTCTGCCGACCACCATGTTTCATCGGTTAGGATCGCCATCCACTCATCGAGAGTGCCGCCCGCCCTGCCCACGAAGATCGACGCGATGTTCTTACTGATCCGGTCGAGGTCGTCGGCCATCTTGCGCATGTCGGCGGCGTCACCGATCGTGATCGCCCACGGCAGATGTGCCATGATCTCGGCGTTTTCGGCAATGATCAGCTCGTCACTGGCGCCAACCGCGATGAAACCCGCCGAGCTGGCTGCGAGACCGTCGACCGTGGTGACCACCGTGGCGTCGTACTGGCGCAGGCAGTTCATGATCGCGATGGCCTCGTAGACGTCGCCGCCGGGGCTGTTGATGTGCAGGTCGATCTGCGAGACCGAATCGGGCAACGCCTTGAGTTCGTTGCGGAAGTCGATCGCCGAAACGCCCCAGTACCAGTCGATCTCGTCGTAGATGTCGATCTGCGCAGTGGTGTCGCCATCGGCTAGGTTCTTGAACGCGTACCACGGGCCTGCGGGCTGGTCGCCATCCTTGGCTGACTTGTGCCGCGCGCCCATGTCGCGCAAGCGCTTCGCGGCGACCTCGGCGTCAAGGTCTTCAAAGGTCAGGTTTCCCATAGCGTCTGCTGTCCCTTCGACTTGGTTCGCTGCGCGCGGGCGCGTGGTGCGCGGCGCGTATGCGCGGCGACGGGGACACCGCCAGTCGGCGCGGGGGGCGCTTGCGTGTCGTCCGGCGGCGCGGCATTCGGGTCCGGCGCGGGCAGCCCGGCCGCCTGGCGGATCGCGGCCTCAAGCTCGTTGTCCGGGTGAATCAGGCCCGAGGTGGCCAGTAGCGCCAGCGAGGCGGCCGCGGCGTCCTGCCGTGAGCCGATCTCGTCGAACACCAGGCGCGGGCAGGTCTCGTCCAAACCCCAGTTGGCCGTGACGATGTCCTCGACAATGTCGGCCTGTGCGACGTCGCGCACATCTTCGGCGACCGTCTGTACTGAGTCGGTGAACGTCGTCGACAACACGTTGGCCAGCGCGTAGCTGCCGCCCTTGCCGTCGAGGTTTAGGAAGTTGGCCAGCGCCGCCAGGCCGATCGCGCGGTCGTGAAAGTCGATCGGGTGCATGAAGTCCGGCGGCGTGCCCTCGGGCCCGTAGATCTTGAATGCGGCGCCGTTGGGGATCGAGAAGCCGGAGTTCTCGCCGCCCGTATAGTCGCTTGCCAGGTCGCGGTACTCGTCGAGCCGGTCCTGATCTTGGGACTCTTCCTCGCTCGCGGTGAAGCCCGGCACGCCGATGCCGTATCGCCCCAGCGCCGCGATCTGGATACGCATCGCGCGATCCTTGAGAATCCAGTGCTTGTAGGCGGGCCGCAAAAGGCTATTTCCGTACGGGATACCCGGATCTGCTTCGTGTTGGTAGATCACCAGGCGATCGGCGGTGATCGGATTGACGCCGACCAGCGACGGCACCATGTTGAATGTGGAGGCGCGGTTTAGACCACTGTTGCCGATATTGAGGAACTGACCGGCCGGAAACTGCTGAATCCACGTCACTTCGCCGTCGAGATTGACATTCCAGAAAGCGATGGTGCCCGCCGGCCGCGGCGACACCCGGGAGAGGTGCGCCATGCCGTCGTCGCCGATCACGTAGGTGCGCTCGAACACGGAGTGGCCGTATTGGAGGTGTAGCAACGCCTGCTGGAGATGCTTCGCCCAGGAGAACCGGCCCTTGAGCCGCTGCGTGTTTCGTTTCTCGGCGTCCGTGGCGTCCTCGGACACGATCGGCAACCCGAGCTCGGCCGCGATGAACGCGGTGACCTCGTCGCTGGCGCCGTTCTGGTCGATCCGCCACGCCGTACGCCGCACCGGCAGACCCACGGCCCGAAATACTGACGAAACCCGCGAATCTCCGCGGCGCATCTGGGTGTAAGTCCGAATTGAGTTCGGCCAGATCAGCTCCGGGTTGTCCTCGTAGAAATCGAACGGCATCCCATAGCCGTCGCGCCAGCCCGCCTGGGGGTTGACAAAGCCCTTCTGACCCTTGGGAGCAGCGCTCTTGGTCTTCGAATCAGCCACTTAGCGCCCGCTCCCTTCGTTTCAGAACGTCATCTCCATAACGTTGGACTCGCGCCGCGTACCGCGTGACTCCGATCGATTCCGCGCACCGCCGGCTGGTGCAGCTGGCTTGCGCACACGCTTGCCGCCGAACTCCAGCAGCGCCCCGTGCGCAAGGGTCGCGCTGCACAACGCCGGGGCTGCAGCGCCCGCTGCCAGTTCGTCCCACACGAACCCGCCCGACGGCATGTCGTGACGCACCGCCGATGCCGCCGCGTCGTTCAAGTCGGCCTGGTCGCTGTGTGACAGCCCCGAGGCCATCGCAGCGTTCAGGAACCCGCCGCAGTACTGCGACCACTTACCGCCGTTGACCATCACGGGCTCGATACCCGCCTTGATCAATTCGGCTTCGATCGCTGCGGCGTCGCTGCGTCCCTTGATCGCCACCGCCGCCGGATTCCACGCTGTGACCAGATCCACGACCGCGGCCACCACCTGCGAGCTGGTGGCCGAGCGCGACCAGCCGATCTCCAGATGCGCCGGGCCCGCCGCGGTGTACTGCGCGCCGGTGATCACCCAGATACCTGTGTCGGCGTCGCGGTGGATGCCGACAGTGGGGGAGTTGATGAGCTTCGGGGGCGTGCTCGCCTTCATGGCGTCCCACCTGTCCGCGGGAATCTCGGAGGCCACCATCGACTCAGGCGGTGGATAGTCGCCCCAACCCATGTAATCCGCATCGAATATCGCCACCTCGGCAGCCGTCTTGGCCTTCTGCCGGGTCGCTTCCATCTCACGGTCGTTGCCCACCACGCCGTAGGACGGCTGCGCCAGCGGGTAGGCCGCCGGATCGTCGCGGCTCATCTCCCGCGGCGCAGCGTAGAGCGCGTAATACAAGTGCGGTGCCCGGGCGAATCCCAGGCGGTGCATGTTCGCCAGCCGGTGACACTTCGGATGCATGTCGATCACTGGCGGTGTCGACACCATGATCGTCTGCGGATTCTTGGCCGCACGCTGCGCACCTTCGAGGTTGGCCGTTTCGCGGGCGTCCAGGTCGTAGGACTCGTCGTGAATCAGTAGATCCACCTCGGTGTAGCCACGGCCGAAGTCCTGCGACCGCGGCCCGAATTCGGCCTTGGCGCCGTTGGTCAACCGGATCACGCCGCGGTTGTCCTTCTTCGTCGGCTTGGCCACCAGCCGCCGGCGCAACGACGGCACCCGCTCGATCACCGCGCAGACCCGGTCGAACACATCCTCGGCCGTCGCCCAACGCTGGGCCGTGTAGACCACCCGTGAGCGGCGCTTGAACATGTGCCACAAGATGACCAACACCAGGATCAGCGTCTTGCCCTGCTGGCGCGTGCACTCCAGCACGACGTCGCGGTGGGCCCAGATCTTCTCGCCGAACTCGTTGTCGATCAGCGACAGGATCGCCCGAACGATCGACCACTCCCACGGCATACACCGCAGCCCGATTCGGCCGCCAAAACGGGCGCACTGGTCGCCCTCGGACTCATCGCCGGGGTGGCGCGACTCGAACTCGGGAGCCTGTCGGCCAGTCAGCCGCGGCCACGCGCCGATGAAATCCGGCCACGCCGCCCGGTCCTCCAGGTCAGTCGAGGCCGGCAAGCACGTCGTCATCATCGCCTTCGTCCGAGATTTCAGCCCGGCGGCGAACGATGTCCGAGAGCAGCTTCGACAACGCGATCGACTGCTGGCGGCGTTGGATGACCACGTTGTTCACGACCACCTCCACCGTCTTGGCGCCGATCTTGACCTGCAGCCACGCCTCGCGATCGCCACGAAGTAGTGCGTTGAGCACATCGAGATGATCTGCGGTGTGTGCGACCTGCTCGATCAGAAACGTCATCGAGTACGGGTCATCGGGCTTGGACAACTCCTCGGTCAGGCGCTCACCGGCGGTCGGCTTTGCCACGGGTGCTGATTTGAGCCGCGCAACCGCTGTTTTGCGCGCGGTCATAATGCGCGAAAGTTGTTGTGTTGCAATGCGTTTGCGTAAACCGGGTGTCGCGAAAGTTGTTGTGTTGCAATGCGTTTGCTACGCGTCGAAAGTTTGGAGCGGGAAGAAAAAAAAACCTGAGCTACCTCAGCCGGCGCTCTGGGGGGTCCCTTCGATATTTTCGGCCGGGGTGGTTGTGCTTGCGGCGCAACAACTTTCGCGCGTTCCTGCGCGTCGAATGTGGTTGTGGCACAACGCATTTCACTCACCACGGCCATGCCATCGCGAGCTCTGCAGTCTGCTGCCGACCATGGTCACTCACGGGTGGTCGTCCGCTGTTGATCCATGCCAGATGGTCGTTGCTTCCATCCCCACGTTGACGGTTGCACTCGCCGTGTAGCAACCGGTCGGGCAATGGCATCGGTAGACCACGGCGTACGGCTTCAGCCCTGGTCATCTTGGAGTGGTCGGCTTGGAGTACGCCGCTGATCGGGTTGGTCGAGTCTGGGTCGTAGTCCCAGTTCTTGGTGCGGTCGAGGTACATCGGCCGGCCGTCCCAGTCGCAGAGGGCACCGTCAGGGTGCTTGCGCTTCAGTGCAGCTGCGGCCTGTTGGTGGCGCCATCCGAGTCCTTGCTGCGTGGTGGTCTTGCGGCGGGCCGTGGTGGTGGCCATTCAGACCTGCAGCCTGGGGATCTGATCTATCAGCACGTCCAACTCCCGCGCCGCCTTCTCGATCCACTCCGCCGACCCATCCCGACGCGCCAGTTTGAGTTCGCGGGATGCGTCGGCGATCTTGTCGCGCAGGGTGCGGGTGTCGGCCATGTGACCTCCCGGCTGACGGGGGTGTGGAGATGCGAATGCGCCAGGGGTGCCGTTGGGCACACTTCTGGCGCGGGATCAGCGTATAGCATGAAACGCCCTGGTGGCTGCGATGCGGGTTTGGTGGGCGTGTCGGCGAGTGATGGCATGGTTGATAACCGGACTCTTATGTCGCCCTGGTGGGAATGCGCGTGATCATGCAGCCCTTGTCGACCAGCGCGGACACGAATGCCTCACACACCAGGATGTTGTTGAGTCGCTGCATGTCAGGCTCGTTTGGGCCGTCTATGTTGTGGACGGCTGCCTTGGCTGCATCGCGCACGATTGCCCCGAGGGCCGCCTTGTTCTCGTATGGGTCCATCATTCTCCTAAGCCGATAAAACTGCGGTCAGTAGTTCTCTTCGAGCCGACATACCAGATACCCCAGCCCGGTCTCGCGGCGTTTCGCCAGACAGAACTCCAGTGCGTTCTCAGCGTTCACCAATGCGGGCAGGACGGCGCTGACGATCTGGTAGTCGTAGCTGGTGTCGGAGATCGGCTCATAGCGTTGGGAGAACACCGCGTAGCCGATGGGCAGCCGGTCAGCCTTGTCCTGGGCGATGCGGCTGATGGCGCGCCGCATCGGTTCGTCGGCGTTCTCGCGGAACAGCCGGTCGAGCGCCGTGGGGCCGAGCCAGCGGTCAGCGCGAGGTCAGTGGTGCTCATTCGAGGACGCCTGCCGGTAACTCATAGCCGAGGACGCGGGCGAGGTGCTCGAAGTATTGCGGTCCCCAGGTGTGTTTGCAGCGGGCGCAGTGGCAGCCGTCAGGCCCGATTTGCAGTGCGGGTTGCCGAACCAACTCGCCGGATGAGTCTTTGCGGTGGATTGTGGTGGTTCCGCAGGCCGGGCACGGGTTGGGCAGTGACCACTTGCGTTGCGGCGTGAGTAGCAACGTGATTTCGGCGGCCCACGCTTCGAGCTGGTTGGAGTAGTCCAGTAGCAGGGTGGTGTCTTGGGGGCGCCATTTGCGGGTTTGCAGCGTTTCCAACCGGCGAATCGTCGCCAGGGTTTGGGTGCAGTGTTTGCAGTGGGTGCAGCGGTCGTAGTCGGGTTGCCAGCGACGGATTGTGGTGTCGATCCAGGCCAGGAGTCGGGCGGCGTCAATCCAGAGTGGTGGCATGGAGCGGGCTGCGTGGCCGCCAGAACCTTGTGAGCCGGGGATGGAGTCGTATAGGCGTTCGTAGAGCGCTGGCACTTCGGTGTAGTGGCCGATGCATGTGTGTTGGATGCAGTCGGGTTCGCAGGTTTCGTTGTGGCAGCTTGGGCAGTCGGGGCGGCCTGCGAGTTCACCACCGGGGTTGGTCAGGGTGCCGATCGACAGTGCGAGTTGTTCAAGCGCGGCGGGCAGGTTCCCGTCGGGCTGGGGGGTGGTCATTGGCTCGCCCACCATGGAACGGAATCCCTCATGCGCGGCACTCAATTCTGCCGATACACGGCACCTTGCGGGTTTCCGCCGTTACCGGGTTAACGCACTTCTGTTTCGGGCCCGCACGGCACACCGGGCAACGGAGGTGCTCCACTTCGGTGTACGGGCCAGGACGGTCAGCGCTGCCGATGTCCTCGTACGGGGTTTCACCGCGCCACAGGTCGTCTGGAACGAAATTCGCCATCATTCCTCGATTCCGCGGCCGACCGACCGGCCTGTGTGGCGGGTGATCTCATCGAGTGCTTTCGCGTCATTGCGCGCCTCGCGGGCGTGGCGTTCCTCCGTGGATTCACGCTCAGTGCGCTCACGACGAATAGAGCGGGCAGACTGCACGATGTCCTTCGGCAGGGGCCGAAATCCTGAGCCGTTGTCGCGATAGGCCAGTTTCACGCCGGCCAGCACGTCGGGCAACTCCAGCCGGTACTCCTCGATGGCCTCAGCCCACGCATCCACAGTCGCCTGCGACGCCTTCGGAAACCACGGGTCATAGGCGGCGCACTTCGCCAACGCCAACGCCGCTACCTGCTGGTAGTCAATCATCCGCCAATCGCTTTCAGGTGAGGTTGTTTATTCGCGAGGTCGATCCATTCGCTGACCTTGTTGTCGACGACCGACCCGTTCGAGGTGGTGGGTTTGGACTTGGCGAATTCCTTACGCATCCATCGCAGCCACACGGCGTCCCAGTCAGCCATCGGTCGGCCCTGCCCCTGCCAGTACAGGCAGAAATCCTCGTGCAGCGACCGCAGTAGGGGGTCGGTGACGTCGGGGAAGTCGGCGCGCAGCTTGTCGGCTGTCGGACGAGACGGCATGTAGTCATCACAGATTCGGGTGCGTGGCTTCGCGCGTCGCTTCCGGGGCGCCCCAACACCTTTAGGTGTTGGGTTATGTTCCTCTGTCTCTTCCTCTTCCTCTGCTACGGTTTCGCTAAGCAAGTCGCTAGCAGTTCGCTTAGCGCCGCGCTTACCCTTCGCTAAACCACCCTTTTGACCAGCGACTCTGTTGCGCTCCCGACGGGCTGCAATCTCGTCTTTAGTGTCCTGGTGGTCGGCGTAATCACGTATCAACCAACCGTTTTCGACTGGAATCAGCGACGGTTTCTCGGGGTCATTCGTGCATAGTTCTTCCAACACCTCTGGCGACCACTTAGCGAGGGCTAAGCGAGTCGCTAGCCACCCGTCAGTCTCTTGCTTACGTGACCACAGCGTCGCCTCCACCAGGCAGCGAAACGCCGCGTCCGACAGTGGCAGAATCTTCTGGTTCTCAGGGAAGTCAAGGGTGAATTTCCCATAGAGGCGCTGGTCCTTGCCCACTACGCGGCCTGCCTTTCGGGTTCGATTGCGCCGTCGTCAGCCAGCAGCACCCACACCCCACGCCTCAACACCGGAGTTTGGGCTGGGTTGCCCATCTGCGAGACGAGCCAACCCAGCAGCAGCGCGAGGGCGCGGTGGGATTCGATGAGCCGGTGGCAGTCGTGGCACACGGCGAGGCCGTTGGATGCTGTGCCGGTTTCCGGGCGGTTGGTGCCGCCTGAGCCGCGGGGGCGGCGGTGGTGGTGTTCGGTGACCGTCCCGCCGCCGCACACCTCGCACAGGCCCGCAGAGCGGGCATCTAGGGCGGTGTGGGCTTGCGGGCTGAACTGGCCGCTCATGTCAGGCTCATCTCAGCCCGCAGAGCAGCAGCTGCTGACCTGCCGACGTCGATGCGGACACGGAGCGTGTCCAGTTGCCGTTTCCGGCCACGCACCAAAGCCTCAGCCGTTTCCGCTACCAACCGCTCCTGGTGTGTTTCAGTGATCGCGATCGCTTTACGGGTTTCCACCGGACCATCAGCACTGAGGAAAGACTTCGCGTTGGCGAGGGTCAGATCCTCTCTGGAATTAACCGCGTCGATTTCGAGCTGGTCGAGATCCTTTGACAGTTCGGCTAATTCACGGGCCAGGTTCAGCAAGCCTTGGACAACCGAGGTGGGGGTGAGTTCGCTCATGCCTTCTTGGCCTTTGCCTTCTCGGCCTCATCATGGAGCTGCGCGATAAAGGCTCTGACGACCTTCGCTGAAGTCTGCCTGGGTGGCGTTTTGTCGTGCGCCGTGTAGAACCTGGACGCCACCTCGCCCTGATGCAGTTTCAGGGCGGCCACGGCATCGTCGAGTTCGTCTAGGGCGTCATCGAGGTCTGTGCGTTGTGGTGCCTCGGGAGGGCGGCTACGGGACGCAGCCGCGCCGTCGTCATCTTCCTCGGTGGATAACCCGAGGAGTGCCGATAGTGCATACCGTTTGAAGTAGGTGACCTGAGAGCCGACTTCTTGAGGTGTGCGGCTGTTGATGGCGAGTTCGACTGTGTCGCCGGTGCATTGTCCGCTCTTGTGCCACACC